CCGCCATATCTGCACCCATCAAGGCTACGTTTTGGTCATAGCCTTGTTTTACCAGCTCATTTTTCACATTGGTGTGAATGAACTGGGTTGGGTTCATGCTGGTTCTCCATTAGGGAAGTCGCCAAGGTCGCAGAGCTTGAACTGGATAAGGTCTTTCACTAGTTGCTCAGCCTTTTTGATAACCTTTTTCTCTTTCTTACGGCGCGTCATGAGCGCACTACCAACCTGACCATGCTCCTCAAAAGAGAATTTCTCAGCAGCGGCTACCCTATTTTGCATTTCACTTATGGCCAGTTCAGTCAATCCAGAGAAGTCGAGGAGATTAACTTCATTGCTCCCCTCAAGCTTGGTCATGTGATCGAATACTTGGGCTTGAAGCTCATAGCTGTAACTCATCGCCATTAGGCAAGCTTCGCGTTTTGGGAAGTTATAAATATCTCGCTCTACCTTCCCGCCAGTACCATTGATGTAAGAATCAGATGCAAAAAATTTTGCAGCTGCCTCCCCTAACACTTTTGGTACTTTTTTCATGAAGCTTCTGTGTTCAAGCTTTCTGAACTGCTTACATGGAAACTTCAATCCTTGAGCCTCAGCTTTTGATTTCCGATCAGCATTTATGTAATCGACCATTTCTAAACTGCTCATGGTCGGAGCTTCATTGGTAGGAAGGACAATCATTGAATTATTCATATCGCTATTACCTTTTGGTGATAGAGCCTGTTCTCCAGATGTAGGCAGCCCAAGAGC